AAAGGAGAGGGAGAAAGTCAGTGGAACGCATACGCTCCTCCAAATAAAATAAGATTGGAGGATTAACATGAATTACACTATTTTGGTACTGGTGGCATACGCAGTAATCATGCTGCTGTCAACGGTACTCATGACAAAGAAAGAAAAGAACATTGAGGGTTTCTGTGTAGGAAACAGGAATATGGGTTGGATCGTGTCGGCACTCAGTATTGCTGCCACATGGATTTGGGCACCGGCATTGTTCACATCAACGGAGAACGCATACACCAAAGGCTTTGCAGGGCTATTTTGGTTTCTGGTTCCCAATGTGCTGTGCCTGATATTATTTATTCCGTTTGCAAAGAAAATCAGAAAAGAAATGCCGGAGGGAATCACTCTTTCCGGATATATGCACCAGAAGTACAAATCTGAACATGTAAAGAATACTTACCTGTTCCAGCTTGGAGCATTGTCGGTATTATCCACAGGTGTGCAGCTGTTAGCAGGAAGTAAGATACTTAGTATGCTGACAGGAATACCATTTTGGGTAATGACAATTATAATGGCTGTGATTGCTTTTTCATATTCACAGTTTTCTGGAATCAAGGCCTCCATACTGACGGATGCCATTCAGATGGTATTTATGCTTATAGTGAGTGTATGCTTTATGGTGTTTGGTGTCAGAAATGGAGGAGGAATCAGCAACCTTGTATCAGGACTTGGTGGATTTGCCGGAGACGGAGCTTCCCTGATTTCAAAGAGGGGAATAGAGATTTTCTTCGGTTTCGGACTTCCGACAACAGTCGGACTTATCTCCGGACCATTTGGAGACCAGAGTTTTTGGCAGAGAGCTTTCAGTGTTAGAAAAGACCGGATTGGAAGGGCATTCTTTGTAGGTGCAATTTTATTTGGTATTGTTCCGTTATCAATGGGTATCCTTGGATTTGTAGGCGCAGGAATGGGATATGCAGCCGCAGATACAGGGGTAATCAACTTTGAACTGATCAGCACATTGTTCCCGGAATGGGCGGTAATTCCGTTCCTGTTTATGATTGTGTCCGGCCTGCTGTCTACGATTGACAGTAACCTTTGTGCTATATCATCCCTCACAACAGACATTTTTAAGGATAAATCACTCGGAAAAACAAAAATCGCAATGGTGCTGTTGCTTATCCTTGGAATTGCAGTAGCAAATATTCCAGGGCTGACAGTTACACACCTGTTCCTGATGTATGGAACACTCAGAGCCGCAACACTTCTTCCGACCATCTTTACTCTGAAAGGAGTTAAGCTGAGAGCAGAAGGTGTTACGGCGGGCATCATCAGCGCACTCATTATTGGACTGCCTATATTTGCATATGGCAACATCAATGGTATTGCACTTTACAAGACCATTGGAAGTCTGACAACAGTTATCCTGTCAGGAGCAGTCGCTTTGATTGTGAGCAGATTGAGAGGTGCCGCCCATGAGTGATGTCCTTGGAAGAAAGCAGAGAATCAAAAATGAGGACTGGCTAAATGCGGTGAAGAATATTGAAAGCACTGTGCAGAAGTCAGAAATTGATTCCCTGATTGAAAAGACTGTTGCAGAAATCAAAGAGAAGACCGCCGGGAAAAAGGCGGCTTTCGCTTGGAGCGGTGGAAAAGATTCCCTCGTCCTTGAAAGAATCTGCAATATGTCCGGCATAAAAGCCTGTGTGCTTGTTATTTGCAATCTGGAGTATAAAGCATTCGTAGAATGGGTGGAAGAACATAAGCCTCCGGAATTGTCTATAATCAACACAGGGCAGGATATAAAATGGCTGGCCGCCCATCCGCATATGCTTTTCCCACAGGATAGCAACAAAGCCGCCCAGTGGTTTCATATTGTGCAGCACAGAGGGCAGGCGAAGTATTACAAGGAGAACAATCTTGATGTAATGCTCCTTGGGAGAAGAAAGGCTGACGGAAATTATGTCGGCAGAGGCGATAATATCTACACCAACGGACAGGGAGTTACGAGGTACAGCCCTTTGTCAGATTGGAGCCACGAACAGATTTTGGCATTCATACATTACTACAATGTGGAAATGCCACCGATTTATGAATGGCAGAATGGATATTATTGTGGCACCCATCCTTGGCCAGCAAGGCAATGGACCGGATCCATTGAGAACGGATGGAAAGAAGTATATGAGATAGACCAGTCTATTGTAACGGAAGCAGCAGAGTTCATTCCGAGTGCAAAAGCATTCTTGGAAACCGTTTCAATGGATGAAAAATAGATTGCTGACAACTGACCGCAAATTGCTGTCAATGGTTGTCGAAGTTCCGCTATTTGCAGATAGCATAAAAGATAGTAAATTCCACAATACCTCGCTCCTTTGCATTAAAAGATAATTGCCAAAGGAGGAAAAGGCATATGGAAGTAATCATAATGAAACTGGCTGACCTTGTAAAGCCGGAAAAGAATGTAAGGATACACACCGAAAAGCAGATAAACGAGTTCAAACGGAGCATAAATATGTTTGGACAGATTAGACCTATTGTGATAGACGAGAACAATGTCATACTGGCAGGAAACGGACTGTATGACACACTCGTTGCAATGGGGAAAGATACTGCAGACGTGTACCGATATGACAACCTGACTGAAAATCAGAAAAAGAAACTGATGATAGCGGACAATAAGATTTTCAGTCTTGGTATTGAGAACCTGGAAACATTGAACTGCTTTCTGGAGGATTTGCAGGGGGATTTGGATATTCCCGGTTTCGATGAAGAAATCTTAAAGCAGATGGTATCAGAAGCAGAGGATATTACAGATAAACTCTCCGAATACGGAACCCTCGATGAAGAAGAAATCCAAAGTATCAAGGATAATGCAGAAAGAAAAGAGCAGAAGATACAGCAGATGGAAACGGATCAGGGAGAACAGGCACAGCCGCCAGTGGCAGCACCGGTACAACAGGAAGTGCCGGCAGATGATGAAGACACCACCGAAATAAGAAAGTTCGTTATCTGCCCGAAGTGCGGAGAGAAGATATGGCTATAAAAAGATGTGAGGCCAGCATTGATGTAGTTGAAGCCGCAAAAATCAGAATCAGGAATGTATTCAGAAATGGTCTTCCTGTATATATGTCCTTTAGCGGTGGAAAGGACAGTTTGTGTATGGCGCAGCTTGTAATGAATATGATACAGGCTGGCGAAATCAATCCGGCACAACTGATAGTGCAGTTTATTGATGAAGAAGCCATTTTCCCCTGCATGGAAGATAAGGTAAGGGAATGGCGAAAGAAATTCATGTTAGTTGGAGCAAAATTTGAGTGGTTCTGCTTAGAGGTGAAACACTACAACTGCTTTAATGAACTGTCTAACGATGAAACATTCATTTGTTGGGACAGATATAAAAAAGATGTTTGGGTAAGGCAGCCTCCGGCATTCGCAATCAGAAGCCACCCGCTGTTAAGACCTCGGATAGATGCATATCAGGATTTTCTTCCAAGAGTATGCTCCGGGGGAATAACAATCACAGGCATACGGACAGCAGAGTCCGTTCAGCGGTTACAAAACATTGCAACTATGCTGAGAGCAGGAAAGACCATGACAAATAAACAGCAGGTATTTCCCATCTATGATTGGACAAACAACGATGTGTGGCTGTACCTTTTGAAAGAAAAGGTGGATATACCGGAGATTTACCTGTTTTTATGGCAGTCCGGGACACGCAAGGGGCAGCTGAGGGTATCACAGTTCTTTTCAATAGACACCGCCAAGAGCCTTGTCAAAATGAATGAGTATTATCCTGACCTTATGGAAAGGATAGTCCGTCGAGAGCCGAACGCTTATCTGGCTTCTCTTTATTGGGATAGCGAGATGTTCGGCAGGAATACCGCAACGAGAAAACAAAACGAAAAGGGAGAGGCTGAAAAAGATTATAAAGCCGCCCTCCTGGAACTGTTTTCCGATATGGATGGAAATTTCCAGACAAAGCATAAGCGGTATGTAGCGGAAAGATACCGCAATTTCTTCATGAGTGTATCGGCTATTGCAGACAACAAGGACTGCAAGGCAATTTACGAAGGTCTTTCCTCCGGTGATCCAAAGCTCCGTTCATACAGGGCATTGTATCAGAGAATCTATGGTAAATATATCACAGAGGCGAAAAAGAAGGAGGGATTGCCAAATGGATAACAAATTATATAGTCCGCTGTCTACTCTCCAATGGGTGGACCGCAGCATTGTAAAACCGAATGATTATAACCCAAACAAGGTATCAAAACAAAATCTGGAACTGCTGAAACAGTCCATATTAGCCAACGGGTGGACATTGCCCATTGTGGTAAGACCGGACATGACAATTATTGACGGTTTCCACCGCTGGACAGTAGCAGGAGAAGAGCCACTGAATTCCATGCTCGAAGGCAAAGTTCCTGTTGTTATTGTAGAGCATAAGGACAAAGCCGGGAACATCTATGGCACTGTAACCCACAATAGGGCGAGAGGTACACATTTGCTCGGTCCTATGAAAGCGATTGTAAAAGAGCTTATGGATGAGGGAAAGTCAGTAGAGGAAATCGGAAAACAGCTTGGTATGAAACCGGAGGAAATATTCCGTCTTTCAGACTTCTCCAAAGAGGACTTCTTGAAAATGATGATAAAACCTAATCAGGAGTTTTCAAAAGCAGAGTTTATAACGAAGATTTAATGTTATTACAAATAATATTCGTAACGGAAACAGCGAGGGAGTGTATGCTCCCTCTTTTTGTTCCCCACGAAACAAAAACGAATAGGAGAGAGGTGGTGATATGCCGAGGGCACCAAGCGAAAAAGTAACACAAGCCGAAAAAATGTTCAATGATGGAATGGCAATGGTTGAGATTGCAAAGAAATTAGGGATTTCTGATGGAACTGTCCGTAGTTGGAAGAACAGGTACGGATGGGGAGACAAGTCAAAAAAAAACAAACGCAACGTTGCGAAAAAATCAAATAGTAAAACTGCAACGTTGCAAAAGAAAAAGAAGGGCGGTCAACCTGGCAATCAGAACTCTAAAGGTGTATCTAAAGGCAAAGGGAATCCTCACCCATCGCCTGATAATACAAAGCATGGAGGATATGTTCCTGTATTTATGGATGCTCTGGATGAGGATGAGCAGGAACTTATTGCAACAGTTCCAGAAGATACAGAGGCTCAACTTATGGAGCAGATACAACTCTTTTCTATTCGTGAACGCAGGATATTGAAGGCTATCAATAAATATCGTGACCAAAAGGGAGACGTTGCGGTTTCCAGCGTTTCAAGGTTTGAAGAAAAGCGAGCATTTAAGAATAAAGAGGATGAGGCTGAATATGATAGGCGCCAGCAGGAAAAGGCTGACAATGGCGAAAAGCTGCCGGGTAAGCCCTACAGCATTCAGACAAATACCAGTAACAAGGATATGATTATAGCAAGGCTGGAACAGGAACTTTCCACAGTTCAGAGTAAAAAGACAAAGGCTATTGAGGCATTGTCTAAATATCGAATGGAGAAAGCAAAGATGGAAAGCGAGAGTGCCGGTAACGCAGCTGTTGATGATTGGATTGCAGCTGTTTTGGGAGAGGATGTGGATAGCAATGAATAATAATTCAAAGACATTGCGGAAACGATTCTTCCAGAAAAGGATACCGATATACAGGAAAGACCCTGTTGCATTCGCAAGAGAGGTATTGCTGTTTGAGCCTGACGAATGGCAAAGACAAGCATTGATGGATCTCGCAGAAAACCCCAAGGTTGCTATAAAATCCGGGCAAGGTGTTGGAAAGACAGGTATGGAGGCTGTTGCGTTGCTATGGTTTCTATGCTGCTACCCATATCCGAGAATTGTCGCAACTGCTCCTACCAAACAACAGCTGCATGATGTGTTGTGGTCCGAAGTGAGCAAATGGATGAGCAAGTCTCCTTTGCTCTCAGAAATCCTTAAATGGACAAAGACATATATTTATATGGTCGGCAATGAAAAGCGTTGGTTTGCGGTAGCTAGGACTGCTACAAAGCCAGAGAATATGCAAGGCTTCCACGAGGACAATATGCTGTTCATTGTTGACGAGGCTTCGGGTGTTGCTGATCCGATTATGGAGGCTATACTCGGTACTCTCTCCGGAGAGAATAATAAATTATTGCTGTGCGGGAATCCGACGAGGACTTCCGGCACATTTTTTGATGCTTTTAATGCTGATAGGAGCCTGTATCAATGTCATACAGTATCGTCTGCAGACAGCCCAAGAACGAACAAGCAGAACATTCAATCTCTCATACGCAAATATGGAGAGGACAGCAATGTGGTTCGTGTCAGGGTAAAAGGCGAATTTCCAAACCAGGAAGACGATGTATTCATTATGCTGTCGATTATTGAGCATTGTTGTATGTTGGATTTGCCGGAAGATGTTCCCATCAAGAGAATATCGTTCGGCGTGGATGTGGCTAGATATGGCTCGGATGAAACTGTAATAGCAAGGAATGTTGGCGGCAATATCACGCTACCGATTATGTTCCGGGGGCAAAGCCTTATGACAACAGTCGGAAAGATAGTTCAGTTATACAGAAAGACGATAACAGACTTTCCCACATACAGAGGAAAGATATATGTGAATATCGATGATTGCGGTCTTGGAGGTGGAGTTACTGACAGGCTGGAGGAAGTTCGGCGGGAGGAAAAGCTGAACAGAATGGTAATTGTTCCTGTGAATGCAGCCGGAAAAGTCCCTGATGAAGTCATTGGAGACGGAAAGACAAAAGCCTGTGACATTTACGATAATCTTACAAGTTATTTGTGGGGAACTGTTAAAGACCTTTTGATAGCAGAGGAATTGAGTTTGCAGAATGACAATGAACTGGTCGCACAGTTCTCTTGCAGGAAATACAAGCTGACGAGCAGAGGAAAGATATTGCTCGAAAGCAAGGAAGAAATGAAGAAAAGGGGGATTGATTCCCCAGACAGGGCAGATGCGGTTTCGCTATCGTGCTATGAAAAGAAATTATTCAATATTGGAAGTTTGGTAGATTAGGAGGTGAGAAAATGCAGGATAAAGAGCAGGACAAGAATAAGAGGGCTGACGGATATAAGAATCTGATGAATAAGTATGGCACGCAGGATGATGTGTCGGAGCAGTACAGATTTGAGAGCGAGGCTCCAGTGACAGATATTGAGCTTACTCTAAACTATGAGGAAAATGGTCTTTTCTCAAAAATCATAGACATTCCGGCTGATGATGCTGTCAGCAGCGGATTTGAATATGGACTGAATGACAAAGACCGGGAGACATTCATAGATGATTCGTTAGACGAGTTAGAC